ACCATAGACAACTGGCTTGCTCCCGGAGGGGCATTCCCTGCTTATGCAGTTCTTCAGCTCCAAAAACTAATGAACGGAGAAGCCGAATCCTCTCCCCGCATCGTCATCGACTTCACAGATGAAGAATGGGACATTATCTGTGAGGCCGCTAAAGCCCACAAAGAAACCTTCCTGGAATTCGTCAATACCGCTATTCAAAATGCCGCCAAAGAAAAAGAGGCAGCCCGCAAGAAGTTTACCCCGGTAGAAACATTCACAACCCCTCCTTTGGAAGCCCAGGGACGAATCATCGGCAACATTGCAGCCGGCAACCTGGCGGATGGAGACACCATTCCGCAGGACATCCGACTATACCGTGAACTGGAAAAAGGGGAATACTTGCTGCGCGTGAACGGTCACTCTATGGAACCCTCCATCCCGGACGGCTCCGTGGTCATCATGAAAAAATACACTATCCCCCCCATCCCCAAACCCGGAACCATTGTTCAATACCATGATGAACGCGGCGTGACGCTCAAAAAACTGGTTCGCAGGAAAAACCCGGAAACCGGCAAAATGGAATACACCCTCCATCCCATCAACCCCAACTTCGGAGACATCGAACCCATGGACGGCGGCAAAATCTCCGGCATCTATGTGGAAACCCTGGACAGGTGGGAGAAGGCATAACTTCCCCCCATCAAAAAACAGTATACATCATAACTAAAATACACTTATTATCATTCTATGAGATACAAAAATTTCAAAATAAAAAATTATAAGGCTATTTCCAAAGAACTTACGATTGATCTTTCTCCACGTCTTATTCCATTAATCGGAATCAATGAATGCGGTAAAACAACAATTTTACAAGCAATTTTCTGCTTTGACGAAGAAAACGATGACCTTTATGAAGGAAGCCACATCAGCAATCGTTTTAATCTATATGAACCATCAGACAATGGCCCCACGGAAATAACTGCTGTTATTGAATGCACAAGGGAAGAACTTGATCTTGTGTATGAAGAAATGAAAGCTGACAGTGGATTAGAAATACAAGATGATTTCGTGGAAACAGACGGACAAATCACAATAACGAGAATACTTAACGGTAAATCTCACTATATATCTTCATTAAACTTTTATGAGCCGTCGGAAGAAGAAGAGAAGCCTTATGATGAAGAAATAACATCAAATATATGTTCCTGCATTATTCAGAATTGTCCTGCCATTATTTATAGTGATGACTTCAATGATCGCCCTCCATCATTCATTGACTTTAAAAGTAATTCCCAGTCAGGAAACTTTGAATGGAAAGAAATATTCAAAAGAATAGCGAAAGAAGCTGGAGTAGAAGAGCCATTCAACAATATCTTTGAGGTTGACGAGCGAAGACAACAAACCGTATTGTCAAGGATTGCATCCCATATCAACCAAAGAATAACAGATG